AGCGGGTGCCACTCCTACCCAGGACCACGGTCCTGAGGAGGCCCTGCGATCCCACCCAGGGAGGTGCCACTCAGGTGGCTGGGAAGACCGCATGGACTACGAGGCCAGCGCCCCCTCACGGGGCTCTGCCACCGGTTCCAGGATGAGGACAAGGCCTGGGACGTGGAGCAGGGATCGACGCTGGTTGTGAGTCGGAGCGGATGGATCCTCCTCCTCGTCCCTGAATCGACAGGCTGATGAGGGCCCTCTCCTGGGCCCAAGAAACGAGGAGGATCAACATGATGAACGAGTGCGTAGCAGCGACCACCCCAGAGGATGATCTCCGGGATGCGTTCTACACAGAGACCCGCACCACCGACCAGCAGGTCAAGGATGCGGTCTACTGCTGGGTCCTGGTCAACCAGCCCGACATCATCCGTTACGCCAAGGAGTTGGTTGCTGCCTGACCTACATCTCACCCCCTGACTGGCTAGGCCAGGGCCACCGGTTCAACCCCGGGGCAGGGACGATCCCGACCATCCGGTCGGGGCACACGAGGAGGAATCACATGACACTCTCAGTCACCTACGCCGACCCCCAGGTATTCACCCAGGGCAAGGCGATCCACGACCTGGAAGGCAGGACCGTCACGGTCCACGTCCGACTCCCGCCTCCGGCGGTGGTCGACACCTACCGGGTTGGAGGCGTGGTGGAACTGGCCACCCTGGGTGGCCTCACCATCACGACCGACTCAGGGAACACCACCGGTTGCATCACCTGGGAAACGGTGGAGCGCCTGGTGGTGGCCGTCTGACCCCACACCCCTGACCCGGACAGCCGGGCACCCTGGTTCACGACCAGGGCAGGGACGATTGACACATCCGTGTCAACCAACGAGGAGGAACCATGAACAACACGACATCAGTCCAGGTCTCTGACGAAACCGTCAGGATCCTGAACGACACATGGCGGACGATCCAGGCCAACAACCCTGACGTTCCCGATGTGTTCCTGGTCGTCAAGTCGTCTGGCCGCAGTCGGGGTGGAACCACCCTGGGCCACTACTCCTACTCTGAGTGGGAGGTCGATGACACCCAGGCACCAGAGGTGATGATCTCCGGCGAGTGCTTCGCCGGTGGCGCTGAGCAGGTTCTCCAGACCCTCCTCCATGAGGCGGCACACGGGGTAGCCCACGCCAGGAAGATCAAGGACACCAGTCGCCAGGGCCGCTACCACAACAAGCGGTTCGTAGCCCTGGCAACGGAGGTCGGCCTGGAATGGCCGACCACGGTCGACACCGACATGGGACTGTTCACCGGGTTCTCATACCCACCGGACAGCACCATCGGATTCTCGTCCGTCCAACTCACCCAGGAGACCATTACCCGGTACTCCGCCAGGTTGATCTGGCTCCGCACGCTGAGCGTCTGCAAGGGCAACCGGCGGGGACCTGGAACCAACCCTGGCATCCGTCGCATCCTCACCGGGTGCGACTGCAAGGAGATCACGTTCGGCCATGTCCAGTGGGGCGTAGTTGCCCCTCTGGTCTGTGGCCTCTGCCACGGCCAGTACCGCCGTCTCCCCAGGGATGGGGAGCGGTGCCCGGACACCGACCTGGTGTTCCAACTGGCGCCGGCGGTCACCCATGGGCTTGACCAGGATCCCAGGAATGGGTTCTGGTTCACCGATGACGGTGACCTGATCGACTTCTGCGACCACTACCCGCCCACCTGGGCGGCGAGCAACAACGGGGTTCTCTGAACCCTTCCCCCGACAAGCAGGCTCCCTGGTGCAAGCCCAGGGCGGGGACGATCCTGGCCACCAGGCCAGGGCAAACGAGGAGGAACCACATGAATGACACCATCACCACCTACACCCGCCGCAACAGGCGTGGCATCAAGGAGACCACGGTCAAGACTGATACCTGGTTCGCCAGTGTCTTGGACTTTGCTCCCACTGAGAAGCGTGAGTGGGGCTTTACCACCATCGACGTTCACTGCAACCGGCTGAACAGCGACCAGGCTGAGATCAGGGTCAAGGACTTCACCATGGACGGCGACCAGCCTTCCCCCAGCCCGTTCTACACCGTCGACGTCGGCGGAGCGGTCGCAGTGACGCTGTACCTGAGCCCAGAGCAGGCCAAGAAACTGGCGGTCGAACTGAGCAAGGCCACAGGGACGACCTGGCTGCCCGGGGCGACCTGGTAACCACAACCCCCAGACCAGCCCAGGGCTGGCACCCGGAGCGAGACCGGGCTGGGGACGATTGACAGAACCCTGTCAACACAACGAGGAGGAACCGATATGGCAATGAAAGAGATCATCGCAGTCAAGGTCCCGGCGATCCAGGTAGGCGACATCGTTTGTGGCACCACCTGGCGCAAGGCTGATGACTGGGACCGCTCGCTAATCAAGTGGTTCCCGACCAGCCTCAAGGTGACCAGCGTTACACAGACCCACCTGGAGACCCCGACTCAGAGCGCCACCTGGTGGCTGGTCACTGAGTGCATGGACCACGACTACCAGGACGACCTGGGCCCCTTCGGTGCAGACAGCGAACTGCACGTCGTGGCCAGGTCCACTGGTGACGCCCTGATTGGGCGTGGCAAGTAGCGACCAACCCCTGAACAGCATGCTCCTGGGTGCAAGCCCCAGGCAGGGACGATTGACAGAAACCTGTCAACAACGAGGAGGAACCATGTTCATGTTCGGAGTAATCGACAATGCGATCCTGCTCCTCTGCCTGGTGGCAGGGACAGAGATCCAGGACTATCTGCCAGTGCCAGAGCGGTTCCGCTGCAAGGCAGTGGGAGCGGCCCTGGGTGCCCTGGTGGGCAACGCCATCAGTGACGGGTTCGCAGGCCTCACACAGGGCCTCGTCCCGGCCCTGGAGGTCACTGCCGGTTGTCTGGTCGTGGTGCCCGCACTGTTTCTGACGGTGCGACGCCTGGCCACAACCAACGCCTGATTAGCAACCACCCTGGTGCGAGGCCAGGGCAGGCACGATTGACAGAAACCTGTCAACTGCAATACCAACGAGGAGGATTACCAATGAGCGCAATACCAGATACATCCACGGCAGGACCCGACATCCCGATCATTCTTGACCGGGGCGTCATCACCATGCTGGTCAAGGGGCTGCTTTCCATTCTGCACCCCGCCTACTTCCGTGGGCCCCTCTCCGGGGAAGCGAAGACGAAGGTGCCGGTTCAGACCAACACCTACGCCTTCGTCCTGGAGCGCCTGGGGCTGCCGAACCATCGCACGGCGTTCGCCGTCGTGCAGACGGTGAGCGACATCATGGAACGGACCCCGGCGGGGAGCCCGTTTGCGGAGTCTCAGGACATGACCGCAGGCGAGTGGAACCGGGCCCTCCAGGCCTGGAAGCAGGCCGTCATCGACGGCATCGTGGACCGCTACATGGGTCACACCACTGAGGACTACCCAGAGGGCCTAGCCCCCCTGGACATGCCCCACTGGTGGCAGAAGAAGCACCTGGACCCTAAGACTTGCCTTCCACACACGGACATAAACGAGGCCATCGCCACTGTGGTGTACGGCTGACACAAGGAGAACCCCTGACTAGCAGGCATCCAGGTGCAAGCCCTGGACAGGGACGACTGACACAACCGTGTCAATCTAGCGAGGAGGAACCAATATGAGTAGCAAGTCACAGGCAGCCAACCTGATCCGACGCACCCAGGCAGCCACACGGGCCGCCAGGGAGGCTGAGGGTTACCAGTACCTGGACAAGGTCAAGATCCTAGGCAACCGGTATCCACTGGAGCCTGGAACCAAGTTCAGGATCAGGGGCAAGCACGCATGGTGGGTGTTCCAGACAGCAGAGGTCGACCCGCAAGGTCGAACCATCGTTCACTGTTCCGGGCCTCACCCCGCAGGCAACACCATCAAGGGTGCCGCAATGAGGACGTTCTGCGTCCTGGACGACGGGCCACCGCTCCAGGTGTCATCCATGCCATGGGTTGGAGACATCAGGGTCAGGGTCACGAAGATTCAGCGCAATGGCTGAGTGGGTAGAGGTGACAGGCCGGATCACGGTCGACATCATCCTGGCTCCCAAGGAGACCAGGTTGCCGTTCAACCAGAAGGCCTTCGTGGCTGATCTTCTTGATCAGTGGAACCACACGTCGGACTACATCCTGGATTCCTACAACAACCAGGTAACCGTCAATGTGGAGGTCGTGAAGATAGAAGACCTCCCTGAGGAGTAAAGGAGACCGCCTGACCAGCAGGCACCGGAGTGCGAGCCTCCGGCAGGCACGATTGACACATTCGTGTCAACTGCAATACCAACGAGGAGGAACCATGAACACCACAGAAGACCACCCGTCCACATGGACAGCGATGCGCTGCGCCAACGAGGCTCACACGTCGCTCCGGCAGCAATACGTCGAAGCGGTGTACACAGACAGGGAAGGCGACGTGGTCGCTACCGGCAATGTCGTCCTTCTGGCTAACGCCGGAGCGGACTACCTGACCGGTGTCGTCACCGCCATCCTGGAGCGGATCGAATCCGAACCAGACGAGGACCGCTCCGATCAGGCCCAGGACACAGCCAGTGCGTGCATCCCGGTCCCGACGTTCAAGCAGTGGGACACGTTCCACGACCTGTACGCATGGACCGAAGACGTGACTGAGATGGGTGGGCCCTACGAAGACATGACCGTGAACGCCGTTACAGCCCTCTACCTGATCGGTCGTCGGCTGGCCGATGCGGTCATCGGCGCTATCGACTGACCAACTACCCCCAGACCAGCCCAGGGCTGGCACCAGGTTCACGACCTGGCTGGGGACGACTGACACGACCGTGTCAATCGGAATACCAACGAGGAGGAATCCCATGAATGAAGCATTTCAGGAACTATTCAACAGCGAAGGGTTTGGGAAGTGGACCGTCGAAGACGATTCAGTTCTCATCTCCCCGAACGGGCACCGTATCGAATATGACGGCACGTCCCCGGACGGTGAGCAGAGCCCTCTGATCCTGATGGGGATGATTTGATGACCTGGGTCATCTACATCCTCAGCCTGATCGTTCACAGCGGTTCCATGATCACACTGGGCTACGTCTGGTGTTGGCGGAATCAGACTGTCATGGACGACGCCTGGCGGATGGGAGTGGGGCGCTACGCCCGGGAGCAAATCCAGGAAAGCAACCCGCTTACCTGGCCCACCCGGAAACTGGACTCGTTCCGGTGGCGTCACCGTGGACACTGACCGGCCTACACTGGTCAGTGACCCCAACTGACAGGAGGCTGTCAACTATGACTACACCTACGCTAGAGAGCCTGGTTACGGCAGAACGTCGTATCCGGTCGGAGATCAGGTTCGACCCGGCAGAGTTCCACGCTGCCAAGAACCTGGTGGACAACGCTTTCGTTGGCCTACCAGGTACAGCCGCTGCCTACGTTCGTGAGGTCTTCACCATGATTGAGCATGACGCTGCGACCCAGTATGGGCGGGCGTTTGTTGAGTCGTGGACAGACCAGGCGGGCCAGGGCGGCGTGCCAATCGACTAGTTCGTGGGGTGGGGGCTGAGGAAACGGGCTAGTACAGACCAGCGACGGCTGGGCACCTAGCCACTCAGTGGGGCGTCTACGACGCCTCATTACATCCCCCATCCCACTCACGGGAGTGAATCGGTTTCGACTCATGCAATGGCGTGTTGTCATCACACGTCGGACGCTGGGTACCGGGGTTCGATTCCCCGCACTTCCACCATGCGAAGAATAGGGAGTTTCGTGATGGTTACTTCTTTCGCAGAGTGCAGGGTGTCCCACCTACCCGGGGGGGCGGGAGGGGCGCCCTGCACAGCCCATCTCAATCCCGATAGAAGGAGGATCCATTGAAGCACGAAAATTTGATCTTGACGATTCGCTGTCAACAGGCCCAAGAGCCTGAGGCAGCGAGGCGGATCGTTTCCGATTCCGCCCGTGACCTACACCTCGCCCTTGAGCGTCAGAACCTGCCCAGCACCGTGGTAGTTTGTTCCGGTGATGGATTGCACGACGTACTGGTCGTTGAAAAGTTCACGACCTGAGATCAGGGACCCGCTGCGCCACCGTTTCCCCCTCTGGTGGCCCGCCGGGCCCCAGGGTGGAGGCATCGTCACCAGTACGACGGCCACCACCCGGACCCCGTCCCCGCTTGCCAGGAGTTCCTCCTCTCTGGTAGGCCGGGACGGGGTCTTTCCCACGTCCCCCCACTTGACACAAATCTGTCAAAAGGGCTTACCGGTCTGGCCTCAGGGTCCAGTTCGGTACTCTCTTGCGTAGGCCGGTCATGGAGAAAGAAAGCATCCCGGTTAGCAGCAAGTGGGTCCAGGTAGACCTCCTGCACCCCACGCTCAAACATCGGCTGGTGGCGTTATTCAGGCACCCGGAGATCCGGGGTCGGATGGTTGTTTGCAGCGGTGTTCGATCCTACGCAGAACAGAAGAGGCTCTTCGATGGCTACCGGGCAGGCAGGAAAGGCTTCAACCTCGCCGCCAATCCCGATTGGAAACGACCCGACGGGTACTTTTTCGGCTCGTTCCATCAGTCCCAGCCCGATGGGTACGGCTACGCCGTCGACTTCCGTATCGTTGACAGGAGACTGTCAACTGTGCGGGCAAGCGAACTGGCGCAGTCCTTTGGGCTGAGGCCGACAGTGAAGGGCGAGTGGTGGCACCATCAGCCCAGGGATGCCGACGGGTGGTTCCCAGCCCCGGCATTCGACACACCGCCCACACCTAAGATCGACTTCAAGGGCATCCTCGCTTTCATCAAGAGCCTCCGGGAGGAGGTCACCAGGAAGCCTCTCCGGCGACGGTCCCGGGGCAAGGCGGTAGAGGTAGCCCAGCGCCAGTTGGGAGCCAAGGGGTTCGACCCCGGGCCCCCGGACGGTGTGTTTGGGTGGCATACACGCAGTGCGGCGAAAAGATTTCAGCGGGCAACAGGCCTAACACCCGATGGGGTTATAGGGCCCCTGACCTGGGACGCTCTCCTGGCTCCTGGTGTGGGGAAGGACGAATCCCAGGGAGCCTTGTTCTAGGGTCCACCGTTTCCCCCTAAACGCTGGTTATACTGAACTGTCACTGACCAGCCACCAGGTGGGCTCGCCTAGAGCGAGCCCGCTAGGACCAGGAGGGAACCCCTTGCAAGTACCGTCGTCATTAGCCGCAGCCATCGACAGGCCCGACCCTGAATGGGTGACTGTGTTGCTGCGGGATTACTGCGCTGAGCAGGGAGAATCCTCTACCAGCCCTGTGAGCATCCAGTTGAACCGGTTCGGCCTGGACGCCCCGAAGATCCAGAAGGTCTGTGAGGATGCCCGGATGGCCGGGTACTACGGCCAGGAAATCTCAGATGGTGTTCGGCACCTGTGGGCCTTCGGATTGTCCACGCAGGAGATGTCTCATGTCCTGTCAGTGACACCTGAAACAATACGCCAGGTGCGTCAGGAGGCCCGCTGGAGCCAGGAGGAAGCCTCCTCCATCCTCCTCCACATCCAGGGATTCACCCCACAGGAGATCAGCATGGCCCTGGACATGACCCGTGGCTGGGTCTACTACATCTTCGATATTCACGGTGTCACACCCAACCGCAAGAATAGGCGTGCAACCGACCGGGGACAGAAACGAGAGATCATCCGACGGTACGACATGGGCGACCACGCAAAGGACATCGCCTCCGACCTCAGCCTGGAAACACATCAGGTCTACTGGGCCGTAGCCAAGGCCCGCCTGGACGGACAGAGAGTACGCACATGACCCCCAGAACTACCGGCCTGTTGGACCCCTACGCACTGCTCCAGCACCGCCCACGGGAAATCCACCAGTCCGACATCAACACCGCTGAGATTTGCCACCTGAGGCTGTCCTATTCCAAGGACCCTGACCGGCGGTATACATCGGACATCAACCGGGCCATGGGCACCGCCTACCACGCCGGGCTGGCTCTCTACTACACCCGTCGGATGGACGGCGACCTGGCCGACAAGGCCGACTGCATCTCCGAAGCCCTGGCTGCGCTCCACCGGGAGATCGCCTATGCCGATGAGGAGACCTTCCACTGGACGTACCAGCAGGAGACCGCCCGTGAGAAGCGCATGGACCTGGACCTCAAAGAGGCAGAGAACATGGTGTCCGCTCTGATCGTGGCCTACTTCGACCAGGGCAGGGTCTGGCCGCCTGAGTACGAGGTCAAGATGGTGGAGAAGTCCGTCATGTTGCCCCTGTTCCCAGACGAGCCCCACCAGGAGGGCATGTGGGCCCGGAAGGGAACCGTCGACCTGGTCCTCCAGGGCCCGGACGGCTGGTACCGCATCGTGGATCACAAGACCGCCAAGAAGAAGTGGCAGAAGAACAAGGAAAGCCACCGCAACACTCCCCAGCCAGGGTTCTACATCGGAGCCCTACAAGAAGTCCTTCAGGATGACAATGTCACGTTCACTTATGACATTGCGTCGTGGAAGGGAGACTTCCAGCGGATAGATGCGTCACGCACTGTGGCCCAGATTGACGCTGTGAGGTCAAAGGCCCGGTTGACTGCCGGGTTGCTTGAAGGAACGACCTTCTTGCCGAACACAACCTCGTTCCTCTGCACCGAAAGGTTCTGCGACTACTGGTTGCAGTGCCCTTTCGGTGAAGTCCTGGAACGAACCGACTCCTAAGGAGGAGAACAAATGGCTTACAGCCCCCAAGAGAAGGCCGAAATCGTGGCCCAGGTTGCGGCGAAGGTGGCAGGTTCAGTCTGCTGCGGAAGCGGCGATCTTGACAAATATCTGTCAACTGTGGAGACAGTCCACAACGATCTCATGGAGAGGATCGCTGCGGCGACCGCTACGGCGGCTGCGACGGTCGTGACCCAGGTCTTTCCCGGAGCAACGGTCAGCACCAGCCCTGGATTGGTAGCACCAGTACCAGTACCGGCACCGGCACCGGCACCAGCACCGGTACCATCGCCCGCACCCCAGGGTCTCGTTGGCCCCATCACCGGTGCCTCCGGCGAGGACGACAAGTGGCGTGACGCTCTGGTCAACAGCCCGGACAACTGGTTCAACAACATCAACGACAAGCGGAGCCCCGACGGTCCCGACTTCCGGCACAAGACCCTCAAGGACAAGGACGGGAAATACAACCTTGGTCTCTGGATCAAGTCAGACAAGTTCCAGACACGGGCCCCCGACTGGGTGTTTCAGCAGTTGGGCCTGGACATCCCCGCCGGTTACAACGCCCACTAGTCACAGTGTCTGTACGCCGACTAGAGGAAGTTGGCAAGGAGTTGAGTCGGTGGGCGACATCCGGGTTGACCCGGATCCCCACCGGCTTTCCCCTCTTTGACTCCAGAACGAATGGGGGTATAGCCCCCGGAGAAGTGTTCCTGTTCCTGGCCCGTACCAGTGTCGGCAAGACCTGGTGGGCTCTCAACATGATTGCCAACCAGGACAAAACCACACCGATGATCTTCTTCTCCTTGGAGATGCACGCCCGGTACATACTCCAACGCCTGGCCGGGATCACCAGCAACACGCCAACGATTGACATTGAACGGTCATTATCAGAGACAGGCAAGGCCGTTGGAGTCGCAATGGCGGAGGAGCGGTACCCACTACTAGCCATAGAGGACGAGCCCGGCCTGTCGGTGCGTTCCATGGGTCTCGCCTTGGAAGAGTACGCCGACACCTTTGGCCAATCAGCCAGGCTCGCCGTCGTGGACTACATGGAACTCGTCAAGTCCCCCGGCATGACCCAGGTGGAGAGCGTGGACAAACTGGGGTGGGCTCTCAAAGACTTCGCTCGCAGGGAGGACATAGCCCTGGTGGTTCTGCACCAGGTCAAACGAGGCGACAACAACCAGGGCCACCGGCCCCTGTCCATGACCGACGCCAGGTTCGGTGGGGAGATGTCCGCCGACTATGTGGCAGGGGCTTTCCGGCCCTGTCTGAACCCCAACCTGGACCAGGGCATGAGGGAGGCCATGGACAACGACTTCCGGCTCCAGTTCCTCAAGACCCGTTCCTCAGGGGGGATCTACCCCGACGGTGTCCGGCACCACTTCGACACACAGACCGGGGCAATCGTTCCAATGCCCTCCGACCTACCCTCCACCCAACTGTTCTCATGACTGTCAACATGAAGAAGCAGACGGTGTACCTGGGGTCGGGCCTATTCCGTATCGCCTGGCGCATCTGTGACGACGATGTGATGATCGACTACGCCTTCTCCAGGGAGGAAGCGGAGATCAAGGTCACGAACCTCAAAGAACAGAAGGAGCATCGGGATGGGGCTTAGGGCGTTGGGGCGGAGAAGGTCGTTTCTGTCCTGGCTCCGGCTGGGGATGGAGAATGGGTGGATTGGTCCGCCCGTGTGTGACGTTCACGACGGGACCCCGACCTCTGAGGAGGAGGACGAAAGCGACTTCGACTGCTGCATCCATGTGCTACGCCTGTATGTCGACCTTGACCACAAGGCAGCGGTGGAAGAGAACCACATGATGACGCAGGAGAGGAAACGGGAGTTTGGCGGTGCGTGACACTGCGGAAGAGATGAAAGAGATCGCCAGGGAGATCCGCATGGAGACCGTTCTGGACCTGCTGGCCATGGACCCACCGGACAGCAGCCACAAGATCCGGTCAGTTCACAACCCCAACGAGAACGTGCCCAGCCTGCACATCTACGAGTACGACTTCTACGACTTCTCCACCGGCCAGGGCGGAGACCAGATCGAGTTCGTGAAGATGGTGTTGGAATGCAACTTCTGGCGTGCTTTGACATTCATCTGTCAAGCAGAGGGGATGGATGGCGGCCGGGACGAGGCCACCCCCAAGGCCCTGCCCGACCTTACGGACAGGTTCAACGACGAACCGGCAGGCTGTGCCACATATCGACAGAACGCCCGGGACATGGTGGAGAGGAAATGGCCGTACCTGACCCTGGACGATGTTGAGTCGTTCGGTATCAAGGTTGGTTTGCACAACCTGTGGGTACCTTTCTGGCATGAGGGCAAGGTCGTAGGCATAAAGACCAGGAGTACCATCGGTGCGGACAGCAAAATGAGCATCAAAGGGAGCCGCTTCACCACCGCCCTATACAGCGTCATGTACCGCCCCGACGCCACCCATGCCTGGATCTGTGAAGGAGAGTCGGACACCTGGTGCCTAACTAAGGCCCTTAGTCATGATGAGCGCCACGCTGTCTATGGTCTCCCGGCAGGGGCTGGGGCGGTCCAGGCCCGCTGGTTCAACGGTTGGCCCTACGAGACCACGTTCCTCCTGTTGGACGACGACCCGGCAGGCCGCAAGGCCGCTTCCAAGATCCGAACGGCCCTAGAAGACTTCGATGTCCAGGGCATTTTCCTGCCCGGTGGACGCCTCGCAGAGGCGTTGGCCGAAGGCTGGGTACCCCCGGCAGTAGACTGAAATGCAATGGCCAACCCTGCCAGGTCTAAAGGCACCGCCTTTGAGAATGAAGTCCTTGCTGCCCTGCAAGAGATATGGCCCGACGCCGACCGGGCCAAGGCAGGTAACAAGTCGGACGACTTCACCGGGGTGCCCATCCCAGTGGAAGCCAAGCACCGGAAACAGTGGGACATACGGGAATGGGTGCGGAAGATACGGGTCGTGGCACCCGACTACCAGTGGGCCGTCGTGGTTGCGGACGGGGACAGGCGACTGTCAATGTCGCCGGGCACCGTCGCCATCGTGGACGCAGAGTTCCTATACGAACTATTGGATGCCTGGAACCTGTTGGGCACACCGGAGGAACTGGCCGATGGGTGAACCGTACAAGCGCACCAAGGAACAGAAGGAACACGACTTCTCCAACGCCCGGCATTACGAGGAGTATGTAGCGACATCCATCGGGGTACCAGTTGTTACCCGTTTCGACGCCACCGACGACCTGGACATATGGGTACCGGGCTACTACGTCGAAATCAAAGAGAAGAACCAGCACTACACCCAACGCTGGCACCTGATCGACGGGCTCCCGGAACGCAACCTGTTCGTAATAGACGAACTAACAATCCGGCGGGCCTGTACCAAGTACCCCAAAGTGTTCTTCCTGTTCAGGGACAACGTCGGTGGTGACGAACCACGGCTCTACATTGCCCCCATTTGGGAACTGATAGGAGTGGAAAGAGTCCGTAGAGATCGGAATGGTAAGGGCAAGTGGATCATCAACATCGAAAACTTCACCCGCCTGGCCGACGAGGCCGACATCCACGAATACGCCCTCCACGCCCTCGTCAAACAACTGTGGTTGACATCCGACTGTCAAACGAGACTAGAAATACTGGAAGTGTGACCCCGAAGAGAGGGAGAAATGTTAGTGAAACCAAAGAGTGGTAAGCGCATCAAGCACGGGGTCAATGCCTACAAGCGGAAGGTCTGTCGGTGCGAGGAATGCACCAAGGCCAACGCTGTCTACGAGAAGATCGCCCGTGACAAGAACTATCCACGCCCTTCATTCAATCAGGACACTATGACCTTGGAGCAGTTCAATAAGTTCAGGGCAGAAGCATGATTCCTTACAAGATTCACCTGGATGAATGGACTGTTGGCATGTACGCCACGGACGATGGCCGACTTACTTTCACGGTGACCCATGCGGGCGACCAGGCCGACTACATGACGAGGATTGTCGGTGAAGTCAGAATGCGTCGGTATTACATCGGCCAGCAGTGTGCAGGCGAGTTGCATGCGTCGCCGTTTCCCACCTACCGGGATGCTAAGCCCGTATCGAAGGAAGCGTTACTTGCAGCAGAAGGTGCGGGATAACGTGATTGTTGGGTTTGGCCACCGGGCCCAGGTAGGCAAGGACACGGCAGGAGACTGGCTGGTAGACCAGGGATGGGAACGCCTAGCGTTCGCAGACCTGGTCCGACAAGTCCTCTATGCCCTGGACCCGGTAGTTGACCCCGTATCAACCGAATACTACTTCTGTCTCAAGAACATGGTCGACACCATGGGCTGGGAGATGACCAAGAACAACACAGAGGTCCGAAGCCTGCTCCAGAAACTAGGCCACGGGCTTCGGGAGATCCTAGACCCCGATGTCTGGTGCAGGCCGGTCCTCAAGCAGGCAGAGGCCCTGGACGAAGACGGCAAGAATGTTGTCATCACCGATGTCCGGTACTTCAATGAAGTAGCCGCCATTCGGAACGCTGGGGGTCGGGTCTGGCGCATAGACAGGGCGGTGCCCCGCATCAAGCACCCCGGCGAGGAACAGTTAGATGAGTTCCAGGACTGGGATGGGGTTATTGACAACAACGGGTCAATCGAAGACCTGTACGAGCAGGTCAGGGCTCTAGTCATGGACTACACCCTGGATGTAGATTGAGCCTTCATGGGACTAATAGCAGGTAGCGACACCTGGGCTGTTTGGACAACCCAAACGGGACCAGAAGGACGCCCCACATCGTTCCACTACGCCCCCACCGAAATGGGGTTCATCCATGAGGTCCACCCGACAGGGGAATGCCCCTGCGGGCCACAGCGGATAGACGTATGGCACGACACCCCCGACGGAGAGTTATTTCTGCCCCACTACCGGCACCAGGCCTTAGACGGCGACTACTACGACGACGACGTGTCGGAGACCGGCACGTTCAGTGACTAGGTCAACCAATCTCAATGTAGATGCACTCACCGGGACACTCATCTGCCGATTCAATGACATCCTCTAAAAGCCCCTCAGGGACGTCGGCCAAACCCGTAGCCATCTTGTAGACGGGTTCACCCTTGGCGGAACCGTCTGGTCCGTACATGGTCGGCCAATCCACTTCCTTGACGTAGGCCAACCCGTCGTTGTGCATCTCGAAGATGTCAGGGCAAATCTCAGCGCAGAGGCCATCGCCCGTACACAAGTCCTGGTCTATCCAAACTTTCACCCTGCCAGCGACGGGTCGTAATCCAGGGCTCCAGGCTTGGCAAACACTGCCGGGTCACCAGTCTCCTGGAACTTCTCCATCTTTGGACTGAGGCTCGCACCGCCTATAAAGCCATTCACAGCGATGGATCCAAGCGCCTCTCTCGTCTTCACCGGGTCGTATGACTTCCCGCACACGCCACACCAGAACCCCCCTTCGGTGTCCTTCTCACAACGTGGGCAATGCTTCATGCGTCTAGGTGCCACTCCAGGTGGCGATCATGGGAGTCCTTGACATGGCGGACATCCTGCTTGACGTCGATGACATCGTCACCGATGGCCTCCAGCCTGGCCTGATTGGCTGCGTGCTGGGATGTGTTCTCCTTGCGTAACCGGTTGGCTACCACGGTGAACAACCCAGTGATGAGGGCCGCCCCCACTAAACCAAGGGGACCGACCCATTCCATTACGAAACCAAAGACGCTGAGCCGTCACCCATTCGGGACGCCATCACGCCCTTGATGAGGCTTAGCACAGCAGTAGCCCCAGCCAGTCCTGCGGCCTTGGTGTTACTGATGTCGCCACCAATAATCCACACCGCAAGGAACGCCTGGATGAAAGTAGCAACTACCCGTTCAAGAATGTCTCTAGTAGGCATTTTTTTGTCCTTCTTTCTAGTCCGATTTCCTTAGCACCACGGTTGCCAGCAGGCGATGGCGCTTCAACGCCTGGGATCTATCGTAGACCCCCAAGGCCCGTGTCTGGACTTGGAGTATCTCATAGACCTCAGCAGCCTTTGTTATCGGCCAGTCGATGTCCTGATAGTTCACTCGCCTCTGTGTCAGTGCCGCCAGGGTCCTGGCCCGTAAAGTCCCGGCCCCTGGTGCATTCTCTGGTAGCGGGTGGCCGTTCAGTCCCCGCACATTGTCTCCGCAATCTACAACGATTGACACCACCGTGTCACGCAGACCGATGGCATGGTACTTGACCTGCACAAAGTTCAAGGTCGTAGTGGCTGTGCCGCTCCCTGCGAACACGATCTTGTATTGGATGGACCGGGACGACGACGAAAGTCTCGTACTCTGGGAGGTTCCGCCGACCGTGTCCAACGTGGACAGGGTCGTATAGTCCGTCCCTTCGTTGGTCGACACATACGGGATGACCGAACAACTAGCGACCATGGGGGTAGTCAGGACAACGATCTCGTCCCAGCCCTTAGCCAGGGCGCTACCACCGTCGATACGGGACCCGACCAGAGTCCCAGCAGTCAGGAACGCAGTGGTCGACTCCATCTTGACGCCATCCCCGGCCACCGAATAGGTGATCCTCCCGTCCCATATATCCGCCCCGACAACATCCCCGGCAACACCCTCGTCCGACTCAAAGAACTTCGCATACCCACCGGTTTCCAGGTCGTAGCACCCCAGGCCCGTCCGGTTCGCAGAAGTCATCCTTGTCCA